CTTTGTATAAATCTAACATGGCTTTCTTTGTCATGTCTGCTGCAGATCCTTGTATTAATTTGTTTAGAGCTTTGTATGTAAATGCTCTTCGTGTAGGATTATTGTGCCAATAATTTTTTCTAGGATTACCCTCTTTGTCTTTTATTAATTCACCCTCTTCATCTTTTAAGTAAGGACCCATTTGTTTCAAGTCTTCCATTCTAGTTTGATCTTCTGGAGGAACGTACTTACCCCAATCTGATCCACGAAGTATAGGTTCGTATTTTGGAAATCTACATTTTCTATTTAATAAAGTTTTTATTTGACCCTTGTTTGAAGCTGCTTTCATAACCTCATTCATTAATTGTTTTACAAATGGAACTTTGCTGTGGTATTTATCAAATAATTCTTCTGCCTTAAATTTACTTACACCCAACTCAGCTTGAAGTTTAGCTTTGCCCATTCCATAAAATAAACCAAGATTAATAACCTTAGCCTGGGATCTAGGTATCTCTGCCATCTCCGCAACTATTTTGTGAAAGTCTGTTGACGGATCACTATCATAAGAATCAGCGATAGGATTCACAGATGCTAGTCCATATCTTAAAGCATAGTGAGCTACAAGTCTTGGTTCCTGTTGCGAGTAGTCAAAACAACCCCACTTGCATCCTTCCTCAGGTATGAATAAACTTCTAATCAAAGGCCCGGTGTCCGGATCTCTTGCAGGTATCTGCTGTAAGTTAGGGTTTGCATAACTAAATCTACCAGTGACTGTTCCACCATCATCAGATCGTATTTGATTTATTTCAGCATGTATTCTACCTTTGTATTCATATCTTAAAATAGTATCAATAAATGTTGTGTTTACTTTGTTTATTCTTCTTGCTTCTGCTATCTTTTTTATTATAGGATGCTCGTGATTAGATAGGAAATTTTTTGTAAATGAAGGCTCACCAGATTTCGCAGTTCGCTCGTAAGACAAATTTAATTTGTCAAAAACTTTTTGTATGCTACGTGCTGCCCATATTTGAACATCTATGTTTGTTTCTTTTTGTACTGCTTGGAGCAATACTTGTTCTTGTGCAATTAATTTTTTACGGAGGTCATGCGCTTGTTGGGTGTCTACTCTTACACCTAGAAAACGCATATCAACTAAGCAGGGGAAGAGGTCGGTTTCGAGATTAAAAACGTCTTGTAGGTCTTGCTCTATCATTAATTTTTTTACGTGTTGCCAAAGTTTAAAAGTTAACTCTGCATCTTTTTCTGCATAAGATCCTACTTCTTGTGCTGGCAACTGCCACATGTCTGCTTTTGCATCTAGTCCTCTTGACTTGGCTGCATCTAATAATAATTTTTCATTCTTACCTTCTTTTAAAAAATGCCAAGACAAAGTATTTAAGGTATATGAAAATCTATTTTCATCTAATAAAGATGATGCAATCATGGTGTCCACCACCAAACCATTGATTTTTAAACCTAAATTACGTATCCAAGAAACGTCATACATTGCATTGTGAAATATTTTGGTAGCCGGACATTCTAAAATATCCTTAAACCATTCTAAAGTTTTTTTACGATCCATGTTAGGACCTTCTTTGTGACCAATAGGAAAATACCAGGTGTTGTTGTATGTGGCCACAGCTATGCCCACAACGTCTCCGTTACCTGTGACAGCTCCAGATCCTTTTGATTTTAAGTCAGGATCTTTTGTTTCCAAGTCTACAGCTATCTCGTCGTACGATCTGAGGTCTGGATATTCTGTTGGTTGTATCCATTCTGTTTGAGGTAGTAGCATTTTGTTTTAAATCCTCCGATTATTTCTCTGTTGTCATTTGTAGATTGGGCTGCACAATCAATTGATTCTTTTTTATATCCGTTGCTCCACAACCATTCTGCATGCAACTCTAGTATTTTATTTTTTTTCATCTTTCAATTTTTTAATTTCTAATTCACAATAGTGAATAATTTTTTCTAAATCTTTTATTCTATCTTTCATCAAATATCTACAAGCATATTTCACAACACAACCCTGAAAAAATGAAAGACCATTTTTTGAAATAAATTCATAAGGTTGAATCTTATAACTTTTATAATGTTTAGGTCCTTTTTGTTGTGGAAACAATTTTTCAAAATCTTCTTTGTGTGTCATAGTTGATATTCCTTTATTTTTTTCTTACTTTTTAATTTATATAAATTATTTCTCGCTCTCGTGATACCTACGTACCACACTCTATGCTCTTCATCCTGTTTGTCAACACTTAAACTAATACCCTTTTGAACTTTAGATCCTTGATGCAAGGATAAAATTACATTGTCTTCTTCACCACCTTTGGCTGCATGAATAGTTGATAACCATATTCTCGCAGGTTCATTTAGTTTTTCTTCAGACGCTATTAAATTTCTTAAATATAAAATTTCTTTTTGATCTTCAGAAAACTTATCATACCAAGGGACGTTTGCATCCCAACTGCCATTTGGTATAAAATCTCTAACCTCAGCTATTTCTTTGTCATCGAGAGCGCCCTCTCTACACCATTTAGTGTAAGCCTCTGCAGCTTTATATAAACTTACTTTGTAGCTTTTACCTTTGTTAGTTTGATAATATAAATTTTTCTTTTTTAAATCTTTCATTATCTGTAGTAAATTACTTTTAGTTCTGGTGAGTATTAACCACTTACCCTTTTTTAAATCAACATGATTAAAGTCTGTAATGTAATAAGAAATACCTAAATGTTTTCTAGGTAAGTATTCTTTACCTTTTCTTAGACCCATTATTTTTGATATAGGGAAGTTTGATTGCATTTGAACTGCTTGAGATACTCTTCTAGAATATCTTAAAACTCTTTCTTTTGCAGGTTCATTTATAAATCTATTTACATCTGCACCTGCCCAAGCAAATATAGCCTGATCATCATCACCAGCTAGGTACACATGCTCAGCATTTTCTTTTAATTTATCATAAAGTTTCCATTGTAGTGGTGATAAATCTTGTGCTTCGTCTATAAATATAGCTTTAAATTTTGGTATTTTATTTGATTCTAAAACCATTTTAATCATGTCATTAAAATCAATAATCTGGTTATTTTTTTTGTACGACTCTAAATTTATTGATATGTGATTGAGAGTGTCCCAGTTTACTTCTCTTCTGTCGTGTTCATTTAAATTAAATTCTTCTCTTACAGGTATGTCTTTGTTAATAGCTTTTTGTATCATTTGAAAGTATGGGTTATTACAAGTTAAAAAATGAGACTCCTCTTCATTATATTTATCTGTAAAAGAAACTCGTATATTTAATTTTTTACCTAAATCTTCGTAATGATATGGTTGTATTATATCTTCCTCTTTTAATCCTAAAAGATGATAACAAAAAGCATGTAGTGTTTGAAAATATGGCACTTCTTTATCAGACACCCCTATTCTTTTTCTTGCCTCTGCAGCTGCTTTTTTTGTAAATGCAAAGTATCCTATCTTATGCAATGGTGTGCCAGTCCTAACGTAAGCTTTAACTCTTCTAATTAAACGAAAAGTTTTACCTGTGCCAGGTGGTCCGTATATTTTAATGCTTTTTTTCATCGGCTTTTTGAAACGTATCTATTAATTTTCCTTTCCATCCATAAGTTCCATGATGCGTGGTTTCTCCATCAACTATACCATAAAAATCAAAACCAGCTTTTCTAATCATGTTACAAAAGTTTGTATCTTCTCCCCACCACTTTCCGTTTTTGTCAAAAGTAGTATCCCAAAAATTATAAAAATAATTATTTGCTGCCTCAGATATTATTTCTTTTTGTGTAATTTTTAAATCCGGGTGATCTTTCATTAATTTTTCATAGACTCTTCTGTGTATCAAAGTCAAACCAGCTGGCCCTACTTTTAATTTTGTTAATCCTTTTTCATCAATATCTATACTGTTAAAATTTTCAAAAGCCACAGAAAATCTTACTGCATTGTCTTGGGTTTTCTTTCTATATGGCACACATATTGCATCTTTTTGAGCTATAATCATTCTGCCTATGATGTCTGGTTCAAACTCCATGTCTGAATCTACAAACAATTGATAGTCCATACCTGTTTCTAAAAACATCGCAGTCAATACGTTTCTGCCATAACCTACGTAGGGACTTTTAAATGTTTGAACTGTTGCTTTTATCTTAGCCATTGTAAATCTATCCATTAACTTAATTAGTGATAAACAAGTTGATACTTGCATCATGTCATATGTTGGCATTGATATACAAACCTGAGGTGGTTGTTTAGGTTTACTCATACTATATTCTCCTTATCTTCTAATTGTATTTTTTCTTCCTGCACTTCTTCTTTTTGTAAGCCTTCTTTTGAAAGTCTTAGACATCTTAACGGAGAAAAAGGTTTATCTGCATCTCCTTGTGGAAATCTTTTTTGATAATTAAATTCACCGTTAAAATATTGTTTTATCATGGTCGCTGTTCTTGCTCTTTCTTTGGTCCAGTCCCCACGTTTAAGTTCATCATAAAATTTATCATAAATAAAAAAATAATAATCATCATCGGCTAACACGGCACCTGTTTGAAAAGCTGCAAAGGTGGTAGCTTGAGGGCCGTTAACAAACTCTACTAATTCTTTTTTCAACATATCAATTGGATTAGTTCCAGCAGGTGGTTTTATTGTTTCCATGTTTGCCCAAAGTGTGTCTAATATAACTTGATACTCATTTTGTTTTAGTATCGGTGGGAAGATAGGTGTCTGTTCTGCTATTAGTGCACGCATCTCTTTCATCTCTGCTATTTTTTTAATATGCTTCGCATGTATTTGTACGACCTTACCATCAGCTAAATCTATGTTTATAAAAAATTCTGGATCAGGTTTATAATCCATTTTAATTAATCCAGATACTTGCGGCCACGTTGTACTTCTATGACTACCAATACCAAATTTTCTTTTCAAACAAGTTCCTTTTGCACAATAAGAAGAAATGGGTAGATCACTACACTTAAAACCTTTAGTTTCATTTTTCCAATATTTAATTTTATCTTTTACCTTCTCATCACCCCAGACTGTGTCATACACAATATAATTTCTTGCAGCTTCTAAAACTTTTTTATCCCAATCGTCTGGATATTTCTTTTTAGCAAACACCATGTAGTTATATAAAAATCTATCTCTTTCATCTTTTAATCTGGTCCCTGATGCCTGAATCTCTTTGCATATCATCTGTAAACAAGGTGGGCCATCATGAAACTCTTCTGGTCCACCAGTTATAACTTCAGTAATTTTTTTGTTTCCTATTTCTTTCAAAGACTGTTC